GGCACATCTGTAAGAGGTATTTCACAAGAAGGATTTGTTCAATCGGATGCAACAGTAGCAGTATATGGTATTAGAAACGTAACAAGAACTGCAACGGCTTCATTTACAATATCCGATTATCAACATTTTTTAGCGGTTCAAGCAACACTTGGTGCTGGTTCAGCTATTACAAACCAATATGGATTTGTAGCAGATTCAACTTTAATAAGTGGTGTAAACAATTTTGGATTTTACGGAAATATACCTGCTGCTGCTAATAGATGGAATATTTATATGAACGGTACTGCTAACAACTATATGGCAGGTAGATTAGGAATAGGTATTACAAATGCTGCTTATGACTTAGATGTATTTAGCAGTAGTGCAAATGTATCAATAGTTTCAAATACAAATAATAATGGGTTTTCAGGAATTGTATCAACTTTCAATAGTGCTTATGGGAACTTTATTCATATGCGTTCCTATGGAAATACTACTGCATCAACAATATTTGGAATTAGCACAAATGGTATGAATGCTCTTTGGAGTAATGGCGATACAATTTATGCAATAGGCACAATAGGTGCTACTGCAATGGTGTTCGGTACTAACAATACCGAACGAATGAGAATCACATCGGCTGGTAACGTTGGAATAGGAACGATTAGTCCAACACCATTAACTGCAACTGCACTTGTTACACAAATAAATAGTTCTAATACATTTAGTGAATTAAGATTAACCAATTCAAGTACATCAAATGGAGTAATATTAGCACAATATGGATTAGATTCTTATTTATCAAATCTTGCAAATGGTTTTATGGTATTCGGTACTAACAATACTGAAAGAGCAAGAATTTTTTCTAATGGTAATTTTGGAATTGGAACAGGTGCAACTAATGCAGGATTCCGATTAGATGTTAATGGTACTGCAAGGGTTAGTGGTTTAATAACTTCAAATACAGGTAACAATACAAGATTATTTACAACATCTGGTGCTACTACAGGACACTTATATGCAGATATACTTAATACAGGAGGTAGAATAATATTTGGAGTTGAAAGCTCTGTTGGTGGAAGTTTAGGTACAGGATATGATGCTTATGCTTCTGTAATAGCATCAAATACAAATACTAATTTAAATTTAGGAACTAACGGAATTAAAAGATTAACAATAAATGGCTCTACTGGTAATGCAATATTCACAAGTGATGTAGAATTAAATGGTGCATCAGGTACAAGAACATTAACCATACAAAACAACACAAGTGGTAACGCAGTTTTATCATTAGTTGCAGCAGGTTCTGATAGTGGTTCAATAACTTACAATAGGTCTACAAGTCAATTAGTATTCGCAAATAGTGGTGCAACAAGTGCTTTTGTAATTGCTAATAATGGTGCTGCTACATTCTCAAGTACTTTAAATACAGGTGGTAATTTAACAATTGGTAATCAACTTACAAATGCAACATTAAAGATTTATGCAGATGCAAGTGGTGGAGATGGTTACATTAAGTTTAATGCTGATTCTGACCAAACTAAAGCACAAATCTATGGTCATAAATTTGCTGGAACTGGCGGTGTATTAGAATTTGCAACTTTACAAAGTAGTGTATTAACTACTGCAATGGTTATTAATCAAGTTGGTAACGTATTAGTAGGAACTACAACTGATAATGGTAGTAAATTGCAAGTTGAAGGTAGTGTAACGGCAACAACTTTTACTGCAACAGATATTGAAGGTGGTGTAAGTGCAAATTATTATAGTCCATATTCAGGAGGTTCTTCTTCTATTTTAAGTTTTCTTTATGGTTCATCAGGTTCAGTTACTTGGAATAATGGTGGGGTTAAAATGACCTTAACAAGTGCAGGAAATTTAACAATAACAACACTTGGTGGTTCAGGAAGTAGAGCAGTATTAGCAGATGCAAGTGGTACTTTATCTGCACCTGTTTCGGATATATCAGTAAAGCAAAACATTACTTCTATTGGGTATGGTTTAAGTGAAATACTACAAATGAATCCTGTATGGTTTGATTTTATTGATGAGTATAAAAACTATGGAGAAGGAAGGCAGAATGGTATGATTGCTCAAGAGGTTGCAGAGGTTATCCCAGAAGCAGTTTTTGTAACACCATCAACAGGTAAAATGGGTATTAACTATGACCAAATGCACTCAGTTTATATTAAAGCAATACAAGAATTAGAAGCAAGAATTAAACAATTAGAAAATAAATAAATATGAAAACAATCGAACCTGTGGTATTCCCACTAAACTTAGGAACGGCAACAATCCTTAACGCTTATTGTATTAATGACAATTTAAGCAATGCTGCGACTTTTTACTATGCTTTATTAAGCGACACTCAAAGTCAATTACAACAAGGTAACTTAACAATGACTGGCGAAGATTACGTTGGTTGGGCTACAAATGAGTATGCTTACAATTGGGTAGCTACTCAAATTGATGTAACAATCACAGGTGATTATGTGCCTCCAGTACCTCCTCAGCCAGAACCAACTCCAGAACCAATTGTTGAAGAAGCTATCGAAGCAGTAATTTAATTGAATATTTAACTATATTTGTATATAAAATAAAAACTATGATAACAATTAATCAAGATCAATTAAAGGAATTAGAAGCGTTCATTAATCAGATTCCAACTGCTTACGGACTTCCGTTATTGCAGTTCTTAGGTAAGTTAAACGCAGAACAAAATCCACCACAAGAATCAACCGAAGCGTAATGGTACATAATAGCAATCAATCGGACTTATTAACTATTCTTAGCGGTACAACCGCATTTATTGGTGTTGTAAATGTGCAACCAGTAGTTAGTCTTATAGCGAGTTTGATTGCTATTGTTTCTGGTCTTTTTGCTATTCGTTATTACATTAAGGCAGCTAAAAGATTTAAGTAATGTATAAGAATATTGTAATAGCAATTTTGGTTATTATAGTATTTCTTTTCATTAAGGATAAATCTTCATACATAGGTCAACCATCGGTTATTATAGATACCGACACAGTTTACCAACAGAAAACTTTTACTAAGTACATCAAAGGGAAATCAATCCCTTTTGTCGTTTTAGACACAACCTACCTTATTGATGAGGTTCACGATACAATTACAATAGTTAAGGATTATAACCAAGTAAAGGTTTATTCCGATACTATGCGCATAGATTCTATTGGATACGCATACATACAAGACACTATCAGTCAAAACAAGATTCAAGGCAGAGGTTTTAGTGCCAATTTTAACCTACCAACGATAACAATTACCAAAGTAATTACTCCAAAGCCTAAAAGCGAGGTTTATTTAGGTGTTTTAGGCGATTTAAGGGCATTTGACAATAAAGTAGGCTTAGGGCTTGGTCTTGGGTTTAAAACGGCTAAAAACGGCTTATTTACAATAAACGCAACTACAAATCATTATTCATTGGGTTATTATAAAAAATTATTCTAAAATGGCATTACCTGTTGATTTTAAAACATTCGCAAAGAATCCTGTTGTAGCTACTTTATTCATCGTTCTATGTGGAATATCTGCATTGTATATTGATGTACGTTCTACCTTTAAAGACCAGATTACAAGCCAAGCGGTTAAGGTGCAAAAATTAGATGAAAAGGTTGACATAATGCAAGTAGCTTTAAGGAGATGCGATTCATCTTTGGCATCTGCAACGGCTAAGTTAAGCACACTTGAAAGTTTAGGTAAAATTCAATCTATTAAGTAATGAAATACTTATTATTTATATTTTTAATGGGGTGTACGGCATCGGCTCAAAACCAAAGCGAGGAAACAAAAGAAGACATAGAGTTCCAAAAGTTAATGAATAAAGTAACTCAAACGAATGATTTGTCTGTACAAGTACAAGCAAAGGCGAGTAAAAAAGAAGCGGAGTTGGTACAAAAGGCGGTTGAAACTATAAAAGAATTAAAAAGTGAAGTTACAATATTAAAAACGGAATTAAGTGAAGTCAAAGCAACTTTGGATAGTGTTAGTAATGATACTGGTATCAGTTTCAAGTTACTCGCAATACCCAATAATAAAGAAAATTAAACAAGATTCGGTTGTTATTATGACCATAGAGCAAGGCAAAGAGATAAATGCTTTGTATTTAGGTTATAAAAAGACAATAGATTCATTACAAATTAAAACAAGATATTATGATTCAGCAATTAATCAAATTAGTAAAAAGCAAGATACAATCAACATTTACAGATATCATATCCAAAATACTAAACCAACCACAGGAATTGACCAAGAGTTCAAAGAAGCCTTTGAGAAAGAAAAAGGGATAAATAGGTTATGGACTTTAGTATTGTTTATGGCATTAGTACTTATTAAAACACAATAAAATGAAATGGATAGCAAATTTATTATCGGATGAAAGAGGTTCAATTAGCACAAAGAGAGTTATAGCTTTAATGAGTGCTTTGTTTTTATGCATTACTTTATTGGCTAATTCTTTTAGTCATTTAGAAGTAGCACCAAGCGACAAACTTGTTGATGCAGTTATGGCTATATGTATAGCTGCAATGGGTTCAAGCACTATTGATAAATTCTCAACTAAAAAAGATGCCGAATAACGAAAAACGAGCATTTGCAATTGGCTTTACCTTATGGGTAATATTATTAACTTATTTTTTTTATAACGTATGAAACTATCAGCACATTTAGACCTTAGCGAAGTAATTCGTAGCGAATCAGCTAAAAGAAACGGCATTAGCAATATGCCTATTCCTTTACACATTGAAAACTTTAAGCTATTAGCAGAAAAAGTATTTGAGCCAATTAGAACGCACTTTGGAGTGCCTATCCACATATCAAGTGGTTATCGTAGTGTTGAATTAAACAAATGCATTGGCGGTTCATTAACGAGCCAACATTGTCAAGGCGAAGCTATTGATATTGATATGGATTCATCAACAAGCGGAGTAACTAATAGAATGGTATTTGACTACATTAAGGATAATTTAGTTTTTGACCAGCTTATTTATGAGTTTGGTGATAGCAAGAATCCAGATTGGGTTCACGTTTCTTATGAGTCAACAGGTAAACAAAGAAAGCAAGTGTTAAAGGCGGTGCGAGTGAATGGTAAAACAACATACCAAAACTACTAAAATGATAAGCAAAAAAGCCATTGAATTAATAATTAAGCACGAGGTCGGAGGCAGAGCCGTATATGAAAAAAGATACCAAAAGCCAATTTGGGCTGGAGGCGATAGCGGATGCACGATAGGTCTTGGCTATGATCTTGGTTATGTAACCGAAAAGCAGTTCTTTAGCGATTGGGATGGCTTAAATTTAAACTTTCTTAATGCGTTAAGAAAAGTGGTAGGGATAAAAGGTGAAGCGGTTAAATCAATGATGCGTGGCGAAATATTACAAGTTAGGATTCCATACAATTTTGCCTATGATGTATTCGTTAATAAGTCGCTACCTAAATACTATGCTTTGACTAAAGCTATTTATCCAGAGTTAGATACTTTAAACGAGGACACAAGAGGCGCATTGGTTTCAATGATTTATAACAGGGGAAACAAGTTAGATGGCGATAGGCGCAAGGAAATGAAAGCAATAGTTAATCTTGTGGCAAAAGCAGATTACGAGGGCATAGCTGACCAAATAGAACGAAGCAAAAGACTCTGGGAAAATGTAGGATTAGATGGTTTGGTCAAACGTAGGGAAGAAGAAGCAGACTTGATACTAAACTCACTAACCTAAAATAAACCTATGGCAACAACAAAAAAAGGCGGAAGCAAAACCACAATGAGTGGTCAAATAGTCTTGGACTATTTAGCTAAATATCCTCAATGGATGCCTTCTAATACATTAGCTTCTTTGATTATGAAGGAGCAATCAGCACACTTTGACAATCAAGAAAATGTACGTTATTTAGTACGTTATTACAGAGGTAAGACAGGCGAAACTAAAAGTGTAAAAGGAACTAACAAACAATTTATAGAAGATTTTAAACGTACTGCTTCAAACTTTGTGCAACCGCCAACTTGGGTAGAGGAAAAGGTTGTTTATTGTTTGCCGATAGGAATTAAGAAGATGGGTTTTATAAGTGATCTACAAGTTCCATTCCATGACCCTAAAGCGATTGAGGTTTGCTTTAAATACTTACAGGACCAAAAGATTGATTCATTATTTATCAATGGCGATTTAGTTGACTTTTATCAATTAAGCGATTTCCAGAAAGACCCAAGAGTTAGAAAGTTTGATGAGGAACACGAGGCAATAATTGAGATGCTTGGATTTATAAGAGCATCATTTCCTTTGATACCGATTTACTACAACTTAGATGCCAATCACGAATTTAGGTATGAAAGGTATATGCGAACCAAAGCACCAGAGTTATTAGGGTTGAGTGGTAAGTTTGACATTGAGGAAATACTAATGTTAAACACATTTAATATCATACCGATTAAAAATATAGATCACGTTAAGTTTGGCAAATTACCTATCATACACGGCGATACTACATTTAGAAGGGGTAGTGGTGTAAATCCAGCAAAGACTTTATATGATAGGGTTAAGCAGTCGGCAATAGCTTCGCACGTTCATCAAGTACAATCTTACACAACCAAGAATCAATTTGATGAGGAAGTGTTTACAACTTATACAACTGGACATTTAATGCATCCTAACGTGGAATATTGTAAGCACGTTGATAATTACTCACAAGGATTTGCCATATTAGAAAAGGATGTTCAAGGTTATTACAAAGTGAATAATCACAGAATAATTAAAAATAAAGTTTACTAATATGAGATACCCTAAAAACTTTGCAAAATTGACATCAATACAACAAGAACAATGGTTAGTTACTAAACTAATTGAACTGCACAACTTAGAGCAAGAGATCAAGTTAACATTAGGCAAAATAAGAGGTGGTGAGAAACTTATATTTAAAGAAATAGATAGACCAGATTTAGCTTTAATGAAAGATGAAGATTAAAATCATATATCGCAAACTTGGTAGGGAACAGGCTCACGGCATTGCTGAAAGTGATGGTGTAGTTTATATTGACTCACGGCTAAAGGGCAAGAAGCAGCTTGAAATCCTGTTACACGAGTGCTTACATATCCTTAACCCAATGGATGATGAAGATGCAATTATTGAGAAAAGTGTAACTTTATGTAAGGTTCTTTGGCAACAAGGATACCGAATGGTTGATAATTCTAACGATACACCATTACAAGATGGTTCTAAATAGTTGTTCGTTCATAGTTCCTCACCCCTAAAAAGGTGGGGTTTTTTATATATCTTTGGCTTTCATATTGGAGAACTTAGGTTTAGCCACCCTTTTAGTCTTATTAGGGTGGTTTTTTATGTGTCATAAAACGCACTATTTGACACATATTTGTTGCATATAAGTCAAATTATACCATTTATCCTTATTATTTGCCGTTCATCACATTTATTTAAAATAATTGCCTTGTTTGATAAAGTTATAAGGTTTTACCCTATCTTTGAATCCTAAACCAAAACAACCAATATGAACAAGTTAAAAACACCACAACAAAAAGCTAATGAACGCTACCAAGCAGAAAGCATCAAACCTATGTACGCTTTTATCATTGTATGCATCGCATTTTTAATCACCGCAATCCTTCAAAACATTTAATTATGGACGCAATTCAAACCTTTATTTACACATTAGAAACTCAATTAAAGACAATGCCGAATGGCTATGTAAGAGATACAGTAACCGCCTGTAAGGAATTAGCCGAAGGCATAAAAGCAATTTATGAAAACCCAAATAACAACTTTAGTAACCAACCAAATCAAGACTAACCTACAAACCGAAGCTGACAATAAAGGCATAACATTAAGTAAGTTAGTTTATAAAATCCTAAAACAATATGAGCAAACTAATCTATCAAGAGAAACAACTAAAGTTGCACAAAAGAGCAACAATCCTACTGGAACTGCTAAAACAAGCACAGGGAAGGCAAAATCTATTTGAGGCTGATCTTGCTGAATGGAGGCGAGGCTTGGATGACACAAGGACAATGATTAGCGAGGAAGATTTACTAATCAAGATTGCAAGAATGAATGATATCCAGCGCAGAATCCTTAAAAGCTACCATTACTTGATTTTGGACCTTTATACACTAACAGAGGACTTTATGTTACCAATAAACCTTTTACATTTCTAATGAGAGAAGTACACAAAACATATATGGCAGAACTTGAAATAGAGATTTTGCGAGAAAAGAACAAAAAACTAAAGCAAGAGATAAATCAATTAAAGGATTTATTAGACAAACATTTAAACATAAAAACAACAAGAATGGACAAAGAACAACAAAAGGAGTACGCGGTGGAAATAGCCGAAAAAGTGTGCAATTACTATCAAATTAAATATGGACAAATGATGTCTAAATATAGAGGCGAGGAGGTTACTTTAGCAAGGCAAATGACAATGTATTTAACTAAGGAAAAAACCGAATTAAATGGCGAGGAAATAGCACAAATCTTCAATAGGGATAGGACAACAGTTTTGCACTCAATCCAAAAGATTAGGGGTCAATTGTCAAATAAGTTTGATGATACTATAAAAAAGGATGTTTTCAACTTAAATGTGCTTATTTAATTTGGTTATTAACACCAAAGTACCTAATTTTAAACTCTAAAACCAACCAATATGAACGAACAACAACTGGCTAAAAAGCCACAACTTTCGTACACGAAAGATCAAGTAGAGTTAGTAAAATCACAGATTGCTCCAGAGGCAACAGTTGATGAACTAAAGCTATTTCTTTATCAAGCACAAAGGACAGGACTTGATGCATTATCAAGACAAATTTATTGCATCCACAGAAACGTAAAAACGCAAAACGGATGGACTAAAAAAATGACCATTCAAACGAGCATTGATGGATTCCGAGTAATCGCTGAACGTAGCGGAAACTATGGTGGACAAAGCGAACCTGTATTTGTAGAACAAGATGGTAAGTTGATTTCTTGTAAGGTATCAGTATTTAGATTTCACGGCGATTTAAGGTATGAAGCAGCCGTTGGAGTAGCTTATTGGGATGAATACTGCCAACGAACGAACGAAGGCAAACCAATGGGATTATGGGCGAAGATGCCACATACAATGTTAAGTAAAGTTGCAGAGGCATTAGCTTTAAGAAAGGCTTACCCACAAGATTTAAGCGGACTTTATACAGGTGATGAAATGGCGCAAAGTGATGAAAAACCAGCCTACATTAAAACGCACGATAATCTTGATGATTTAGAGTTAGCTATTGACTTATGCATAAGCACAAACGAATTGGCTGAACTTTACACATTGAATCAAGAATTAGCCGACAAAGAAGTAACTAAATTATTTACCAAGAAAAAACAAACTTTATGACACCATTAACAAGATTATGGGATTTAAGGGAAGCAGTTAAGTTTTGGAATTATAAAGTTGAAACAAGCTATCCTCAAAACGCAAGTGAAATGATTCATCAATTAAATTTAGCTAAGTATAAACTTAAACTACATAAACAAAAACACTTCCCAGAGTTATTAGATCAACCTAAAAGGGATTATGTTCCTTATCAAATGTTAGCTGATAAATTTGAAGTATTTGAAAACTATTTAAACGATTAATTATGCCTTATTCAACTTGCTGCGGCGCACATACCACAATGGAGGAAATTGGAATTTGTCCAGATTGTTTAGAACATTGCGATTGGGAGGAAGAAGAAGATGAGGATGATTTAGAACAAGATAGACAAAACGAAATAGCATTAGAACAAGAACAATTAAATAAACATTAAACTAAAAACAATGATTGTATTAAACATTTGCAAAGAAGAAATTAATTGGAAAGAAGCTAAAAATGGCAAAAGTTACGCAAACGTAGCTACCGACTTCTTAAAGCAACCAGATGAAAAAGGAAACACGCACACAGTATGGAACAACCAAACAATTGAGGAACGAGCAGAAAAAGCTAAGAAAAACTACTGTGGCAGAGGTAAGCAAGTTTCTTATAACGCACCAACAGGTAAAAAGGAATTTGCCGTAAACCAACAAGAAAGCGAGGACGATTTGCCCTTTTAGAATGTGATATTTTAATTACCATTTTAATTCATTATATTTGTATAAAATAATAATATGAAGCAATGTTTTAAATGTAAAGAAATAAAGCCTTTAGATGATTTTTATAAACATCCTAAAATGCCTGATGGTGTAGTAAATAAATGTAAAATATGCAACAAAAAGGATATTTTAGAAAATTATAATAAAAATAAACTTGACCCTAATTTCATATTAAAAGAAAGAAAAAGGGGTAGAGAAAAATTTCAAAGGCTTTATTCAGGTAAAACTCATAATAATTATAAAAAACAAATAATTTATAGAGATAAATATCCTGAAAAAATAAAGGCTGCAAGAAAATCGCAAAGTATGAGTAAGTATAAGCCATTTGAAGGAGCAGAAAAACATCATTGGTCATATAATGAAGGACATTATAAAGATGTAATATGGTTAAGCACAAAAGACCATAATAAGGCACACAGATTTATTATATATGACCAAGAAAGAATGATGTATAGAAGGATTGACAATCTTCAATTGCTTGATACTAAAGAATATCACGAAGGTTATATTAAATCAATAATATTAACTGAAGAAGATTAAACCATTCTAACCCCCTCGTTGGGCGACAACGTTAAGCGCAAATTTAAAACCTACAACTATGAGCCAAAACCAACAAATCGCAAACTACCTAAATAAAGGTAGAAAATTAACCCCTATTGATGCTTTAAACAAGTTCGGTTGCTTTAGATTAGCAGCAAGAATAAGTGATCTTAGGAATGATGGAATGAATATTAAAACAACTATTGTTAAGTTAAAAAATAAGAAGCAAGTTGCTCAATATTCAATATGACACACGCATCATTATTTAGCGGAATCGGTGGATTTGATTTAGCTGCGGAATGGATGGGATGGGAAAATCTATTTCATTGCGAATGGAATCCATTTGGTCAAAAAGTATTAAAACATCATTTTCCAAACTCAATTAGTTACAATGACATTACTAAAACAGACTTCTCTATTCACAGAGGACAAGTTGATATTCTCACAGGAGGATTCCCTTGCCAACCATACTCAAGTGCAGGAAAGCGACTTGGGAAAGCCGATGAAAGACATCTCTTTCCACACATGCTCCGTTGCATTAAAGAAGTTCAACCCAGATGGGTTATTGGCGAAAATGTTCGTGGACTTGTTAACTGGAATGGAGGGATGGTATTCAACGAGGTGTGTGATGACTTGGAAAGGGAAGGCTATGAAGTCCAACCGTTTCTTATTCCAGCTGCAGGTGTCAATGCACCGCACCAACGATATAGAATCTGGTTTGTTGCTTACTCCAACAACAATGGAACACATACAAGATTTAGACAAGTTCAAAGCGAGAATGGAGAAGTATCCAAATGGAACAACAATGCCAAATTTAGCGACTCAAATTCATCAAATGATGTTACCAACCCCATTAGCATCGGAAGGAACAAAACTGACAGGATCACCAACGGAGAATCAAATGTCATTGACCAAATTAGCGAGGCAAGGATTATTACCAACTCCGACAACGAGAAGCGACTCTGGGAGAACAACAACAATGGAGAATGGGAAAATAAAGAACAAGAGTCATACCACAGGAACAAATTATGGAATAACATTGGGTCAATTGGCGAAAGCTCAAATGTTGCCAACACCGAATCAAAGGGATTATTTGGGGTGCACAAAACACGGATTGAGAATAACATCAACAGGGAAAACACAAAATTATGGGGAGGTTCTACCAGACACAATAAAAAGACTAACTTCTTCAACTTCCCAACTAAATCCCCAATTTGTGGAGGAGATGATGGGATTCCCAGAGAACTGGACAACATTACCTTTCCTAAATGGAGAAACGAATCAATCAAAGCCTACGGAAACGCAATAGTTCCACAGGTTGCACATCAAATTTTTAAGGCTATTCAAGAATTTGAATTAATGGTAAATAAGTAGTATTTTTGTACAAAGGATGTAGGATATCCTAACTAAAACTTATTGGCTCAAAGCTGAAACCCTAATCCTACTGGGGTGGATGCCGAGAGCCTTTTTTATTTTTATGGCTAAAGACCCAGCGGTGTTATTTTACACAAGCGATTTTCTTAGTGGCACTTTTACAATGGATAATGAACAGGTTGGTAAATACATTAGACTTTTGTGCTTACAACATCAAAAAGGCAAATTAAGTGAAAAGGATATGATAAGCATATGTAAAGCATATGATAATGAGATATGGGATAAATTTAAAATTGAAGATGGTTTATACTACAACGAAAGAATGTTTAATGAAACCATTAGAAGGCAAAAATTTAGTGAAAGTAGGCGAAATAACGCTAAATCACCTAAAAAAGAAAGCACTAGCGAAGCATATGCTAAGCATATGGAAACTGAAACTGAAAATAGAACTATAACTATAAATGAAAATATAAATATAGATTTTGAATGGTTTTGGAATGATTATGATAAAAAGGTAGGTGATAAGCAAAAGTTAAAAAAGAAGTGGAATAAATTAACAGATCAAGAAAGGCAAAATGCGATGAATTATCTTGAACTTTACAAGCAATCAGTACCAGACAAACAATTCCGTAAAAACCCAGAAACCTTTTTAAACAACAAATCTTGGAACGATGAAATCATTAACCGAAGTATTACCCCAATCCATAAACTCTCTTACGCAGAACGAGAGGCTAATGCACTTAGAAGTCTATAACAAACTTGAACCAGATGAATTAAAGGTTGTGGTTGCTTTAGATACAATGAGTGTTAGCAGATGTTCACCAATTGAGGTAAAAGAACATTTAAAAACCTGTATTGCTTTAAGCGGATGTCAAACACCTACAATAGAGTTATTTCAGTTTTTATGCGAATTTGTAATTAAAAATTATGGTAACTTCAAACTAAAAGAACTTGGAGTAGCTTTTGAACTTTACGCAATGGGGAAATTATCAGTTGACAAAGCGATTATGTTTACCCCTAAATTCTTTGGTGATGTGATGGCAGCTTATAAGCCGATAGCTTTGCAAGTAAGACAAAAGACCTATGTAGAACCGCAACCAATAGAGATACCTAAAATCAATGATGATGAAATTATTGATGCATTGTACGAAAATTGGAATAAGTCGGCTAAAAGAGGTTGGGAGTTGCTAAATACTATGGCTTTTGATGTACTATGGAAACGAAAGCAATTAAACAAGGAGAATCTAAGCCAAGAGAAGGCAGACCAAATAAAGAAAAAAATAATAGCACATTACAAGGTAATGGCTAAAACACCAAAGGACTTGGAGAAATTAAATAACGAAATATTTATCAAAAACGAGTGCAAGAGATATACTTTGTACCTATTTTTACAAAACCAATTATGAAACAATTAACATTTATTTATGAACTATTAAAGTTCGTATTGTTCAGCGTACCATTAGCTTGTATTATTTATTTAACTGCACATTTATACTTTGAAATAAAACGAATGATTAAATGACAGGAATTGACAACAACATTGAGGTAAGATTAATTTATTTAGATACAAAAGAGGAAATATGGTTTCGGTCAATAGCAAAAGCGATAAGGTTTTTAGGTACTGACTATAAAACAATTATGACCTATATGAACCCTATAAACAAAAAACGCTACAAGCATAACGATAGACTTTGTGTTGTTAGATTGAAAAAGTAACCCTAATTTTGCTTTATGCCATTGATACCTTTACCAAAGTTGTTAGAAAAAACCCAAAAGGTAGTTAATGCATACATAAGGAAACGAGATGAAGGATTGCCTTGTATTAGTTGCGGAAGCTACAATGGGAATCAAGCTGGGCATTATTTTGCGGTTAAAGGATTTAGTGCTTTAAGGTTTAACGAATGGAACATCCATTTGCAATGTGCTGGATGCAATATGTTTAAGCACGGCAACCAAGCAATGTACCGAATTGGACTTGTAGAAAGGATAGGTGAAAAAGCGGTTAAAGAATTGGAGTTTGAAGCGGTAAACAATAGGCTAAAGAAATGGACAAGAGCAGAATTAATAGATTTAATTAAAAAATATGGCGAAGCTAAGTAACACAGGAAAAGTATCCTTTGGCAAAAGAAAGACTGGTAAATATAAAAAGACATCTGGTCCAAAAGACAAAGCAGTTAAACCTTATAACAAACAAGGGCGATGAAAGATACATACGGAAAGAAACTTTATACTTGTAAATGCGGTACAGTTACCGAAGGATATGTATGGTTTGGTAAGATAAAAGAAACCCAATTTGAATGTACTAAGTGTGGCAAATGGGTTGGTTATGAAAACTTAGAAAAGAAAGTAGATAGTATTATTTCAATACGAACTCCAACAAAAAACCGATAATGAACATTAACGAAATCAAACCTAATCCAAACAATCCAAGAAAGATTGATGCTAATGACTTTGCAAAGTTGGTTAAGTCTATTCAAGAAGATCAAAAGTTACTTGAAGCAAAGCCGTTAATCATAGATGAAAATAACGTAATCTTAGGAGGCAATCAAAGGTATCGTGCTTGTTTAGAATTAGGCATCCAAGATGTACCAACAATACAAATGGCTAACTTAACCGAAAGAGAAAAGCAAAAGTTACTGGTTATAGACAATACTCACTATGGAATGTGGGATATGGATATGTTAGCAAATAATGATTGGCAATTAGAAGATTTAAGCCAATGGGGAGTTAATGTTGACTTTCTTGTTCCAAGTAATGATGAACCAAAATCAATAGACAATACCAAAAAAGGAAAGGTTTGCCCTAATTGTGGCTTATCTTTGTAATACAGGTAAAATACAGGTAACTTATGGCATTCCCAAATATAGAAACACAATTCACTAAAGGAGTAAGCGGAAACCCTAATGGTAGACCTAAAGGTGTGCAAAATAGTAAGACTCGTTTACTTAGATTACTTGAGTTAGTACAAAAGAAACGCAACCCAATTACAGGCGAAGAAGAAGATTTTACTGTGCTTGAGTTGATGGATATGCAAATGATTAGCAAGGCATTGAAAGGCGACCAAAGAGCATACGAAGCAGTAGTCGATAGATTAGAAGGTAAACCTAAACAAACAACTGACATTAACGCTGATGTTAGAGGTAATGTCCAAATTATAATAGAACCAGATGCAGGATGTGAACCAATTAAAGATTAGAGGAACACCTGTCTTTTATGCTAATAAAAATGCATACGAGGAGGGTTATCCTATAATTTGTAATGAAGGAGGCTCAAGGTCAAGCAAAAGTTATTCAGTTGTTCAGTTACTAATTCATATTGCTTCAAGCAAACCCAATACAAGGATTTCGTGTGTATCACATTCCCTACCACATATCAAGCGTGGAGTTTATAGGGATTTTAAAATGATAATGGAGCAATGGAATTTATGGGATGAAAGTAGTTTCCGTTATACTGATTTTATTTATACGTTTAAGAATGGCTCTTACATTGAGTTATTCGGACTTGAAGACCCAGACAAAGCAAAAGGACCAGCAAGGGATATACTATTCGTAAACGAGGCAAACCTAATTAGCAAGGCATTGTTTGACCAGCTTTTAATTCGTACTACTGGACAATCATTTTTAGACTGGAATCCAGCTGACTTTATTTCTTGGGTGTATGAGGTAGCGGATAACCCAAAGAACAAGCGCATTCATTCTACCTACCTAAATAACATATCAAACCTTAGTGAAAGCCAAATAAGAAACATTGAGCAATACAAGGACTTACCAGATGACTTTATGTGGAAGGTTTATGGATTAGGTGAACGAGGCTCTGCAAAGGAAATCATTTACACTCAATGGAAACAATACGATGAAGCACCAAATGGGGATGTCTTTTATGGATTGGACTTTGGTTATGTTCACCCAGCTGCACTTATAAAGGTTACGCACTATGAAGGACAAAACTACTTTGAGGAAATAGTTTATCAAAGCGGATTGACTCTTAGTGATCTATCAAGATTGATTAAGGAGAAACTACCAGAACGTGCAACTATCTATGCGGATGCTGCCGAGCCTAAATCTATTGAGGAACTTTACCGACAAGGCTTTAATATTAAACCAGCACAAAAGGATGTATGGGCAGGAATTGTAAAGATGAAATCTTATCCAATAAGCTTGCACTACAATAGCAAAAACCTAAGAAGGGAGTTTATGTCTTACAAATGGAAAAAGGATAAAAACGATAATGTAATAGAAGAACCTGTAAAGGCAAATGATGACTTGATGGATGCTTGTAGGTATGCCGTGTTTACGCATTTAACCAAGCTAAAATTTGAGGTGTCGGTATTTTAGGATAAATTGTCTAACTTTGTTAAAATTCATATATAATGGGATTACTTGACTTTTTTGGTAAAAGACAAAAACTATCTACTGTACTACCACAAATTCCTTTTAACGGACAAGTTGCAATACAACAAGGGATAATAACTTGGCAGGGTGGCGATAACATTAGTTTCGTTAATGATGGTTATTCGGCAAACGATATAGTTTATTCAATCGTTAAATTAATTGCGGATAAAGCAAAACTTGCTCCATTCCACGTTTACAAAGTAGTGGATGAAAGTTCTGCAAAGAAATACAAAGCGTTAATGAGCCAACCAGATAAGATTGAGAACTGGAAGGATGTTGAAAAGCTACATAAGAAAGCGTTTGAAATATATACAAAAGATGCACGATTAAACGAGTTATTAAAATACCCTAATCAAGAAGATACTTTTGGAGATTTCGTTGAGGCTTGGTGTACTTTTAAATTAGTAACAGGTAACTCTTTTGTTTACGCAAAGATGATTGAAGGTGGTAATAACGATGGTAAGCCGTTTGAAATGTACGTGCTTCCTTCACAATATATGTACGTGTTAGCTGACATTCAAAACTTCCCTCCAACGATTAGCGGTTACCAATTGAACTATGGTCCACTTTGGAACTTTACTAAACAAGAAGTATTACAAGATAAATACATAAACTTACAATGGAATACAACTGGCAATCAACTATATGGTCAATCACCATTGATGGCTGCTGCGAGAAACTTGACTCGTTCAAACGAAGCGAAAACTGCGGCGGTTGCATCTTTCCAGAATGGTGGTCCAGCTGGAGTTCTTTTTATGAATGATGATAGGTTTGACCCTATTAGTGGAACACAACAAGCACAAGCACTTAAGAGAGCAGTAAGCGAAAAAGGTGGCTCTGCTAACTTTAATTCAATTGCGGTTAGTGGTTACAAAGTAGACTGGAAACAAATCGGATTAAGTCCTGTTGAATTAGACATCATTGAGAGTGAGAAGTGGGATATGAAAGCACTTTGTAATATTTACGGAGTACCTTCTCAATTGTTGAACGATGCTGATAACAAAACTTACAACAACCAAAGAGAAGGAGAGAAAGCATTAACAGTACGTTGTGCGATTCCTTTGTTAGTTGGTATTCGTGATAACTTGAATCGTAAATTACATTCTGATTGGGGTTATCGTGGAACTGATATTTATGTTGACTTTGACCCAACTGTTTACGGAGAATTAGAAGCTAACAAATCGGAGCAAGTAGAATGGTTGGATAAGGCTTGGTGGATTGCACCTAAGCAAAAGATGGATATAATGGGATTAGAGATTCCAGATTACGTTGACCAAGCTGAAATGGAAAAATTATATATTCCATCAAGTTTACAAAGTCCAGATGAGTTCCAACCATTAACAATACCTGAATAATGATTTGGCAAGATTATAGAAAACTATACTTAAACGCAATAAAAACCTACTCACCTAAGTTCAAAAAAGAACTACAAAGGCAAGTGGATACTTATTGCGATACCCAAGATTTAAACGCTATAAGCGATAAGAAGATAAAAAAGACCATCCAAAACGTTCATATTGCAATGGGCGTTAAGATGGCACAAATTTCCGAGAAGAACGTTTCTAAATCGGTTAAAGGTTATTACGGACCAGAGGAATTTAAGAGTAAGCAAACGGACTTGTTTACTTATGTGATGTTGACTTATCTTGAATTAAAAGGCTTAGACAATATTGCAGCAGAGATAACTCAAACAACTAAAAACCAAATTCAACAATACTTAATGAAGTCAGTTGAGGAAGGTTTAACGATGCAAGAAACAATCAAGCTATTAAGAACGGCTGGGATAACGGATTACAGAGCAGAGATGATAGCAAGAACGGAAACAGGAAGAGCAGCGAACATAGGCTCAATGGTTGGCACGGCATCCACAGGACTTGTAACAATGAAAGAGTGGATTGCTGCAAGGGATAACAGAACAAGGCGAGTGCCACGAGATATGTTTGACCATTATCATATGGATGGAATAAAAGTACCTTACGATGAAAAATTTAATGTTAAAACTAAGAATGGCGGTTTTGAGCAAATGTTACATCCTTGCGACCCAAGTGGAAGTGCTGGGGATGTTATCAATTGCCGTTGTACGTTAGGCTATGAAGCGGTAAGAGGCGAAGATGGTAAGCCAAAAAGGTTACAGGACAATCCACCTATGGGCGATATGGGGTTAGTATGGAATTTAATAAATAACGTGGCTTTGATGCAAATTTCTAATTTAATAAGAGATTTGTTAGCAGATTAAAAAAAATTAATAACTTTGTTATATGAGTAAGATTGAAAACAAAAGCTACAATGATATGATTTTGGATATAGAGCCAGAATCAAGAACAGTAAAAGCGTGTTGGTCAAGAATTGGAAACGTTGATTTAGACAATGATATTATCGTTGCTGAAGCGTTTACCAAGACTATCAAAGAACGTGGACCAAAAGGCAAGAATATGATTTGGTCTTTAGTAGATCACAAAGCTGATATGGCACACACTTTGGGTAAGCCTAAAGAGTTATACATAGAAGGCGATATGCTTGTTGCGGTTACTGACTTAATAGAAACTGAATGTGGCGAAGATGCTATCAAGTTGTATGAAGCTGGTTTAATCAATCAACACTCAATCGGTTTTAGTACGTTAAAGTCGGATGTAAACCAAAAGACTGGTGTGCGTACAATCACGGAATTAAAACTATATGAAGGTTCTGCGGTTCTTTGGGGTGCTAATCCAGAAACTCCAACATTGGGTTTCAAGGGTGAGTTCAAAGAAACTAAAGAAAATTTATCAATAAGATTAGAAAACTTAATTAAGGCATTTAGAGGTGGTACATTCACAGATGACACCTTTGCTTTAATGGAGATTCAAATAAAACAAATACAAGCTGAATTATTGGCTTTGGAAATTACTGAAACAATCACTCAACCCGAGCCATCAGTTGAGCCGACACCAGTTGTTGAAGAAAAAAATAACGAGGAAGTATTAAAGGCAATTAAGCAATTTAACAATCTATTTAAAAAGTAAAAATGGAAAATTTAATCAATGAAATGGCTGAGAACCTAAAAGGTTTTCAAGCTAATGCAGAAGCCCAAATTAAAGAGGTATCTGCACAAGTAACTGTTGTAAAAGACGAGTTACAAAAACAAATTGACTCTCAATTAGCTACACAAAAGAAAGCAGCTAAGAAAGAAGTTAAGTTTATGGATGAAGTTATCTTAGAGAAATTAGATGGTAACTTTGACGCAATGGAGAAGTCTTTAAAGAATAGCGGAAAATTCCGTTTAGACTTATCTGATGTTAAGACAATGACTTTAAGTGGTAACTTAACTGGTGATTCTCAAGCATCTTATGCTCCGAACCCAGCTATCCAACCAGCTCAAAGCATCAACTTTAGAGATTTGATTCCTACAGTAAGAAGCGAAACTGGATTGTATGTTTACTATCGTGAGAATAGCGGTTTGACTAACAACATCGCTGCTCAAACTGAAGGTTCTGATAAAGGTGAGAATAACTACTCTTTGACTGAAGTTAAAGTAGTAAACGATTACTTAGCTGGTTTCTCTACATTCTCTAAGCAAATGTTGAAGTCTTTACCATTTATGACACAGACTTTACCAAGAATGTTACAAAGAGATTTCTTCAAGGCTGAGAACTCTGCGTTTTTTACTGCTGTATCTGGTGCTGCAACAGGTTCAACTACAACTGCTGAAACTAACGATTTATTACAATTAGTGGATTACATCGCTAACCAAAAGACTGCGAACTTTGTTCCTTCTTATGCTTTAGTATCTCAAACACAAATGGGTCGCTTATTGAAAGCAACTATCGCTGCTGGTTACTATGCTGGTGCTGGTTCAGTTGTTGTTAACCCTAATGGTGGTATCACAATCTGGGGAGTTCCTGTAATTTCTGCATCTTGGGTAACTGATGACAAAGTATTGATCTTTGATTCTGCATACTTAGAGAGAGTTGAAGTTGAAGGATTAGCTATTGAGTTCTCTTATGAGAATGGCGAAAACTTCCAAAAGAACTTGGTAACTGCTCGTATTGAGTGTTACGAAGACATCAACTTAATGTTGACTACATCTGCAATCTATGCTGATATGGGTAACGTAGGTTAATTCTAAGGATTAGTAAATAATGACCCCTGCCAATTCGGTGGGGGTTTTTTATTGGAATAAATTAAGTAATTTTGTAAAAAAAGGGTATGTCTTACAATAATTATATTAATGACTTTAGTGCCGTTCCTATCGCACCAATAACAGAACCAGTTACTTTAGCAGAAGCAAAATTGTATTGCCGTGTTACTACAACCGCTGAAGATACTTTGATTACTTTGATGATTACACAAGCAAGGGAAGCTATTGAAGTGGCAACAGGATTGAGTTTAATACCAAAAGACATAACTACTTATTTTAACAATGTAAGTGGCAATTTTGAGATTCCTTTCGGACCAATTGATATTGATACTTTTGAGTTGTTTGATATGGAGCAAAACGGAATAGAAATTACAACACCTAACTTACAATTAATAGGCAATGAGTTCCCTAAATTAGTTTCACCAAGATATGCGAATTTAAAGGCTACTTATGAGGCTGGTTACACAACTATCCCTAAAGACCTTAAATTAGCCATATTAGACCAAATCTCTTATGACTATGAGAATAGAGGATTAGATGGCGATTCTGGTATTTGTGAGAAGTCTTGGAAAGCCTGTCAAAGATGGACAAGAATAAGCCCAATTTTATAATATGAAGTTAGGAAAAGCCAAAGCAAATTACGTTGATGCCAACACGATGACTCGTGAGGTAAAAATCTATGCTGCCACAAGAACAAGTGATGGTCAAGGTGGCTACACTACCACATTTGCCCTACAAAGCACAGTTTGGGGTGATTTAAGACCAGATAATCAAGTTCGTGAGATAGATCAGTCGGAATTACAATTTGACCAAAAAAACCGCCTTTATATTCGTTTTGGAGTTACTATATTAGATTCTTACGAGGTAGAGGTTGAAGGCGATAGATTTACAATACATTCCATTAA